ACAACAGAGTTTATGGCGGCCCTTAATACGGAAGTAGGGAAGGCTCTGTTTAATGATCTTGTATTATTATTAGACCAGAAGTTTGAATTGATATACAAGGACGAGGCTAACGAGAGAGATAAGGCTATATTTGATGCATGTAAGTACATAGGTAACAGGTGGAACAAGATAATAGAGGTGCATGGTAAGGGCGTGGATAAGATGCAGAGGTTACAGGATAGGAAGAATAAGAAAGCAATAGGTTAATTTTATTTAAAGGAGAGGAAAATGGACGAACTTAATGGACTTGACAGTACAGAGGAAGAAGTCAACGAACCAGTAACGGAATCTAGTGAAGAGGTTACAGATTCAGCTAGACTGGAAGAAGAAAACAAAAACCTCCGTGACGGAAACAGTAGACTTGGGAGAGAGTTTAAAGCATATAAGGAGGATAATGAGGACAGATATAATACCTTACTAGATAAGATATCTGAACTTAAAAGCCAACCTTCTTCTACAGGAAGCGAGGATGAACTTAATTTTGGTCTTGAAAATTATTCATATGATGATGATGACAGCAAGCGTATGGAAAAGATGGTAGAGTCCAAGGTAAGGAAGATGGATGAAGAAAGGGAAAATAAGAGACAAAAGTATATAGAAGATTACTCTAAGGCTGTTCGTGGTATGGGGATAGAAGAAGATCAGGAAACATATGAATCTATTTTAAAGTCAATGGAAGGGCTTCCTGGTTATTCGGAAAATGGAAAACTTGATGCACAAAGAAACTACGAAATAGCAGAAAGGAACTATTATAAAAATATGTATAGACAAACTCAAAATCCTGCAACAGCCTTCAGGGGCGAGAAAGCAGGTGGTGCAGTTGGCGGCTCTACTGCTATGTCCAGTAAGACTGCCAGCGAACCTGATATAGCGGCTGCGCTGAATGACGAACATGTTCAGGCATACATGAAGCGTAGGAAAAAAGACGAGAATTTTGTTAAGAAGGCGATGGCTAACAAGTCGCCAATGTCAGGGACTATGAAGTTATGAGAGTATCGAGACGACAACCAAGAGCACGAAAACCTAGACGACCAAGAGATAGCCGTACTATCCCTATCGTAGATGAAACGAAACAGGGAAATGGTCGCTACTATCACTGCTTTAATTGTGGTTTCACATGTAATGACAAGAGGGACACGTTAGGAGATGAATCAACACCTAATGGGGTCGTATTGCAAGACTTTGCCGTAGAAACAACACAGACACAGCAAGCCAGAGAAGCTCTGGCAGGACCTGGAACTATGTTCAGTGATAGCTCTGATGGTGCATGGACTGATACATCAGATACTACCTGGGAAGTGATAGGGACAACCCTCAAGATATATCCAGAACCTGGAGTAAATGGTTCGGATAGTCCGAGTGAGTATAGAGGGGGAGGTCTACCAGCAGCCAGTCTGATGCTTGGCGGTATAACTCTTAAGCAAAAAACACCCATTATGAGGTCTGATTCGAGTGGTAATCCTGTTGAGCCCGTTCATTACCACACGGTGTCAGTACGTGGAGGCTGCCCTTTATGTGGCAGTTTTAACTGGCGAGGTGATTATTAATTTAACATTTGTTTAGGGAGAAGAACTCATGGAAGTTGTAGATTTAAAAGACGAACAGTGTTCGTGGTTTCCTGTTTCAGGAAATGCGGATACTGTATATGTTGGACAGCTAGTAAAATGGAGCGAAGATGGTGGCGTGGAAAATGCTGGTCAGGCTAGTGGTGCTTTTGATACCACTGGTAATGTTGTATTGGCTGGTATTGTTGTTGGTGTTAATGATATAGACCAAACTTATGATTCTACTTACAAGACTATATCTATATCAGGATTAACTGATGGCAGCGACACACAATCAACACAAAACGCCAGAAAGTATTTTGGTCAGGAAGGCATGTGGAATAAGGGCGACAAACAACCATTGGTTGAGGTTGCATTGATAGACAACACTACTAGGATTAAAGCTCCTATTTATAGTGGTTCATATGGCAGTGCTCTTACCTTACAGACCGTAACTACTGGTTCTACTACTGGTTTAGGTTACACAGCAAATACTTCTGATATGACAGGTATGGCTAATAACTGTACTTCTTATTGTCGTACAGGTGCGAATGCTGGGTTGTATAGAGTGTCTGATGATACTAGTACAACAGCTGTTACTGTTGACCATTCATTTCCGCATGATATTGCGGTTGGTGATACGTTTGCAAGGGTCAATGTGACTCCAGGCCACTGTGCAATGCAGACTGGCACAGAAGCTATTTATATTGAGAATGATGATGCATGTACCACTGATGGATGGGGTATTATAGTTGAGCATCTTGATCTCAGGGCTGCTGGCAAGGAACACGCTGTATTTAGATTTATACCAAGACACTTTGGTGGTGTAGATTGATTTTAACATTGATTAGATAGGAGACATAAGATGGCGAATCCATTAACAAGTCCTGCATTTGTGAAAATGTTGCAGGAGGACTTGCGTGAAGTTGAAGATGACGCAAGGAAGTATAATGATTTAAACAGTAAAAAGGAACAGATATTTGATGTTATTACTGATTCTACGAGAGCGTGGGAAGAATGGACATCTGTATCTGCCCTTGGCGACATACCTAGTTTCAATGGTAGGTTAACCACATTGGGGATCACTCCAGGTTACTCTACTAAGATTGAATCTAAAGAGTATGCAGCTAAAACAGTTGCAAGTAGGAAGTTGTTTGATGACTTAAAGTATGACATCCTCACTAATCTTGCAAAGCAGTTGATTAATTCTGCTTACAGGGTTAGGGATAAGAATGCTGTAGCTATTTTCGGTAATGCTACATCTACAGCATTTGATTTCATGCCTAGTCAGGAAGAAGGAGTTGCTCTTGCAAGTAACAGTCACACGACAAAGGTTCAGGGTGTTAGCACTTCAAGTGGCTTTGATAACCTTGGTACTACTGCGTTTAGTGCGACTTCAGTAGCAGCAACAAGAATCCTTATGAGGAAGTTTAAACAGGCTAACGGTGAGAGAATTGATACTGGAGATAATTACTGCCTGTTGATTCCTGATGACTTGAACTTTAAGGCACAGGAATTAGTTAAGACAAGGTTTGAGCTCGACAGCGAGAATAACAATGTTAATATGCAGTATGGTTTATACCAGATTATTAACTGGCTGCGATTGAGCGATTACAGTACGACAAGCTGGGGTATGTTGGATATGTCCACAATGAAGGATAACTTCAAGTGGATACAACGTGCTGATGCTGAAACCAACAACACAGTGGACTTTGATACATTTGCATTAATGACAAGTGTATATGAACGACACGCTGGAGGTTTCATTGATTGGAGAAGTTATTTCCATCACAACGTATAAAGTTTAATTCTAACGGAAACTGGGGGCAGGGTTGTCCTGCTCCCACTCATCCGCTACTATTATTTATGGAGAAATAAAATGCCAAAGGCAAAGATTAAAAAGAGGAAAGAGAAAACAGTATCTGTTGATAAGAACGAACTTAAAGAGTTGAAAGAGTGTAAAGCGATTGTTGAAGAAGCAGAGAAACAGATTGATGGTGCTCCTGCAGGAAATGTGAAAGATGATGATTATACATATTTTGCTGATTTTGATAAGGGGAGTTCTATACCAGCATGGTCATTACCCAGAAACGTTGATATACTGGAAAATGACGTGAATAAACTGGGAAATATGTTAGATAATAAACAGATTCCCATTGAAGAAATACCATATCAAAGAGCAGATTATGAACAGAAAAAGAAAAGACTTGATGAGATTAAGGCTTCTAAGCCAAAGCTTACTGGACGGCAGAAAGATAGTCTTAGTTCAAAGAGAGATGAATTGGCTGGTGAAATAAACAGGGCACAATTTACCAGATTAGAAATGGAAAAAGGACTGGCAGACCCGCACGAAGAGGCACGTAGAATGACAGAACCGTGCGTACAGGTAGACAAAGAAGAGGCCAGGAGAATGGGTATAGAAGTGGATGCAAGCGGAAGGGTATCACGAAGTACAGCGGAGGGCATGTGGAAGAATATGTCATCCTTACTTGGCGACACAGCCCCGAATCCAAATGCAGAGATGTTAAGAAGCGACAGAGGGCGTTCTAAAGGGAACTCAATGGTTGTTCCCGTTAACATAGAAAACGGCAAAGTAATACATGGGGAATAAATATGGATGGAAGAGAGATGAAGTACAGGGTACAGTTAGCCCTGGATGAAGAGACGGATGGGAGTTTTCTTGATGAGAAGACCGTATATGATTATATAAATGAAGGTGCATTAGAGATAGCAAGAAAGACTAATGCATTAACATCTACTCAATCAATAACAACAGTTGCGGACCAGACTGGTTACACTATTAATGCGGACTTCCTTTCTTTATATCTGAAGGATAAGAGCGGTGATTTCTTTATTAAGTATAATGATGGTACAAGTAATCACTTTATAAGATGGGGGTCATACGAAGATATCATTCTTTATGATGATACCACTTCTGTTCTTATTCCGAGTGGTTTCAGTATTACAGATGACCCTACTCTTGATTCCAAGGTTTCAGGAACAGAGACATCTGGCGGCACAAAGAGTTCCAGTAGCGGAGAGGCAACTCTTACAGATAGTGCAGCTGATTTCAGTGATGTAAGCCCTGGTGATATTGTTCATAATACGACTGATAGTTCTTCTGGCGTAGTGGTGAGCAAGACATCATCAACCGTACTGGTTACTGCACTCTTCCCAGACGATCCTAGTGCTACTACGGATAGTGATTGGGATGCGAGCGATGCTTACGTCATACAGCCACAGGGAAGGTTTAGAATTGTTCTAAACCCTCCCCCAAGTACGGCAGGACACACAATAACATTTTATTACGTACAGAAACCAGCCCCTGTATATTCTAATTTTGGTACATTCAGGTATCCACAGCATCTTGATTTAGCCACTGTTAAATACGCAGCATGGTTGTTTAAATATAAAGATAGAGAGCCTAGTTTTGCTGATAGACTATATCAGATGGCTGATGCGGAGATGAGGAGAGGTAAACACGGTGTTGATAAGGCACTTATTAGGAGTAAAGTCAGGGTTAATATGTTAGCTAGGAACTGATAATGGCAAAGACAACATCAAAGGGAACAACAAAAAAAACAGACAAGGAATTAAAACCGTTTCAACTTGGGTTAACGGGAAGGCTTCTTTCGTCTGTTAATTCAACACGTATTGTTACGGTTGGTGCTGGCGACACACAAACAAAGGCCACTACCATTGATAATTTTAAGAGTTTAAAAAACCTCCGTTATACTGATAATGGTATTCGTGGTATAAGGGGTATGACTAAAATAAACTCAACGGCCCTGTCCACACACCCAAAGATAAAGCATGTACACCAGTATAAAGAATCAAGCCAGCATATACTTGCACAAACTTATAACAGTGCAGAGACGGAATCTAAGGTATTCAGGAACGACACAACCATCCCTAATACTGGTGACTTTAAT